GTCTTGGGGGTTGTCCGCCATGTTGACCTCTGAATAGGAAAAAGGCCGGAACTCTTGCGAGCCCGGCCCCGTGTGGCTGCTTGGGTGCCGCCGCTATCTGCGCGAGAGCTTCCCGATGAGCATCTTGAGTGCGATGGTCCACGGCATCCGGGGCCACCGCAGTACATCGCGGTTCGGCCCCCAGGTCGGGTTCTGGCAGTCGATCCAGCCGTGCTCCCGGTGCCAGAGCACCGCGTGGGAAACCCACCGCACGCCCTTGACGCGCCAGATAGCGGCCCGGCCTGTGCAGAGCGCGAGCCAGAAGCGCCAAAGGGAGCGGCCCTCGGCAATCCACAGGGCCGTGACCGCGAAGTCATCGCAGTCACCTTCCAGCGGTCCGGTGGGGGCCGACAGGATGCGGAAGCTGTCTACCGTGTCGCGTCGCCAGCGAAAGCGGCGGGTGAAGTCCTGAATGGTCATACCGTGCTCCTAGATCGCCGCGTACTTGCGGAAGAAGTCGTCGAGTTGCGCCGCACTGGCTCCCCGGCTCTGGGCCATCATGAGGAGAAGCTCGTTGCTCCGCTGGATCACGGACGGCCTCAGCGCACGGGCACGCGCCCGGAGGCGCGGCTTGGTCTGGTCCGGCCCGGTCTCCGGGATGCCGCTCAGGGCACCCTCGACCGTGGCAGGGAGCGCGCTCGCGCCCAGCCACGCCGCAGCCTCCGCGTCGGTGATCCACGCCTGCTCGGTAAGCCCGACAATGAACTGCGCGAAGCTGATCTCGGCAGGGACCGGGGCCTGTAGTACAGGCCAGCTATGCGCAGCGATCTCCCCGGCAGTCATGGGGACAACTACGCCGTTCAAGAGTTTCTGCATGACTTACTCCTTGAAGCTCTCAATCCGGTATTCGCCGGAGGCGATGTTCCCGGTGGCATAGAACAGCCGGAGGGCGTTCACGCTCGGGGTGTCGCGGAACAGGGTAACGGAGTTCCCGACGAGCGCACCGTCCCGGTTAAGGCAGTACGCCGGACCCTGCATGATGAATTGCAGGGCCAACGCCCGTGCCTCCAGCCGCGCGGAGACTCCCCGCTCTGCTGCAACTGCGCCGCCCACCGACGCAGCGATGTTGAACGCCGCCTGTGCGCCCTCATACGAGGTGCCGGGCGCGGCGGCGGTGATAGCACCTACGCGCTGCGAGTTGTACAGGGCGTCCGTGAGGAAGCTCGTACCACCGTCCGTCGAGACGCGCATAAGGAGCCACACGTCATCGTTCGCAGGCCGGAAAGCATCAAGGTGAAGTACATGCCGGGTGTATCCGGCGGGCAGCACGATGTCCACGGTGGCCACGGCAGAGCCGATGTTCACGCGGGTCACGATAGAGCGCGCATCCTGCGCAGCCTTGAGGCCAAGCGGGGTGAGCACCTTCGTGTTCAGCGCCCCCGCAATGGCTTCTGCCGTCGAGGCGATCCACGTTCCGGCCACGGTGTCCGCAGACACGGCACCTGTTACGGTCACGCCAGTGTTCGTGGTGATGAGCTTCTGCGCGTTGTTGAAGAACAGCGACACAGCGGCCCCCGCCGTGGCGAGGAGCATCTGCGCTGTACCGAGCTTGTTCCGCAGCCGGATCGTGTCCGACTGCACGTTCAGGCCGGTGCTGTACTGCACGTTCGCCTCGTCGGAGGCACCCCAATGCAGGATACCCGTACCGAGCATCTTGAGCGTGCTGGAGAAACTCCAGCCAGCCGTCACCGCCTCGGCGGATGCCTTCCGGGTGTACAGCGCCGGATTGAAGGTTGCCGCAAGGGTCGCGCTGGCTTCCGCCGCGTCCCGCGCGGTCTCCGCACCAGTGCGCGCAGTCTGCGCCTGATCCCGGATACCGAGCACGCTATCGAGGATCGGACCAGTGAAGCCGTCGAGCCGCCCATCGAGCAACTCATGGATGTTCATCATGGCCTGCTTGAAGGCCCGCACCAAGCTGACGCGCGTAACCGATCCGGTCTGTTCCAGGTCGATCTCAAGGGTGTCCTTGGGGACCGTCCGCTGGATAACGACCGTGCAGGGATTGGGCAGCGCAGCCGTGACGCGGATCGTGCCCGCGACCGGGCGCGTGTACGCGCGGTAGGTCTGATCGCCGAGGCCATCGACCTCACCGATGACGTAGACTTGCACATCGTCCGGGTCTAGCACACCGAGGGCCGGATTGAACACGAAGTCCTGGGCACCGCCGGTATACGGGTATTCTGTCCGAGAGTAGCCCATCGGCGTCTCCTGATTGTTCATTAGATGAAGGGGCGAGCATTTGGCCCGCCCCCAGATTGGCCTAGTCGAACATCCGCGAGAGCACGTAGGTGCCCGCGAACGGGATCGCCTTGATCGCCTGGTTGTCGTACCAGTCGGCTTCCCCGGTGAGGGTGTTGGCCACTGCGCCGGGTATCCGCATGGTAGCGTTCAGCATGTTGACCGTGGGCGGGGTCCAGTCGTGGTACGGGCCGTACTGGCTGATCCGAGCCTCGTCCATGCCGAGCAGGGTCATCACCGGATCGTAGATCATGGGGATGAAGCCGGTCATGTTGCTGTAGTTGAATGCCGACTTCGCGGTCTCCAGCGGAGTGCTCTCCCTGCCGTCCAGCGCGTCCCTGATCTTCGAGGCAACTGCTGCGGTTGCAAGGCCGTAGAGCACCGTGGCGAGCGCCTGCTTGTCCATGAAGCGCGCGTTGCGCACGGCCTGCTTCTGGATCGCTTGCAGGGGGAAGGTCTTGAGGTGCATCAGAATGCTCCCTGCGTGGGTGTGCATCCAAGCGTCCTGCTCGCCTGCCATGGACTTCTGCACGATCTGGTTCATGTTCCGCACAATGGCGGAACCGAACGTCTCGGCGAGGTCTGGCGACCACTTGTCCATGTTCAGCTTGTTCACGAAGGTACTACGCCCACGGGTGGTGAACTCCACCGTCCCGTTGTTGATAAGCGCCTCAAGTGCAGTGAGGTCATCAGGCAGGAAGCCCATGTCTCCGAAGCGCGCCCTCAAGCTCTCCGAGAGGTCTGCCCCGGTGTCCATCGCGGACTTGAGTTCCCGAAGCACCTTGTCAACTGCCCCGAGTACTGTGGTGCGTTGCTGGAAGGATCGGACTTGGTTGAACGCGCTGGTGTAACCTTGCACGAACGAGCCTGCGGAGGTCCACTTGCTGACCGCCCCAAGCCAGCCAGCGCGGTCGGCCCGAGTGGTGTCGTCGAGATCGAGCCATGTGGCGAAGTGCCAATGCTCTTGCCCGATCTGCCCGGTAACGAACGCGAGGTCGTCCAGCACAGCCTGGTTGCCCGCCTTTAGCTGCTTGTCGAGGACCGCCATCGGGCCACGGGTCATCCAGTTCGCAAGGCCCTGCTGGGCAATGGCCACGCCGGTCTCAGCGATCTGCGTGACCCCGAGCTTCTCCAGGAGGGAGAGGTTCGTGATCCGCTTCGCCAGCGCCACCACGCCGATGCCTTCGTTCGTCTGGCCCCGCGCGTACCCGTGGACCGGCCCCGCGTTGAAGTGGCTGAACATCGCCTCCAGCAACTCCGCGTCCATCGGCTCCTCGCCAAGGGCGCGCTGCTCTGCACGGGCCGCGTCGATGAACTCCCGGCGCTTCGCCCGGTTCGTGATCCCCACGCGGGCCAGTGCTGCGGAGCCCGCCATCTGGCGGGTGTACCGCTGCCATACCCCGTGCATGTCCTGATCTATCAGGTCCACGATGCGGAGGTCGGAGCCGTCTGTGGTGCGGATCACGGCGTTCATGTCCACGTCGTTCCGGGTCTTGGCGAAGCTCTCCTTCGAGCGGTTGTGCTGCGCCCCGGTGAGCCTGTCGAGGAGTTGATCTACGTCAGCCTCGCGCATCCCGGTCATGAGCATACTCTCTCGGAGGAACGTCTTGCCGTCCCCGGTGAGCATCGACATCACGCTCATGTCGAGGTCCGCGTCCTTGGTGATTGCCCGATGAACAACCGCCTTTGCGACTGCATCCGCGTCTTTCCCGGCGGCCATCCCGGCCTGCCGGTAAGACTGTGCGAGCGCGGCCACGATCTCTTTGCGATCAGTGATGCCCTGCTGCTCCAGCCGTAGGATTGCCACGCCATCCCACTTGTACGGGGTGTAGCCCCTGCTCGGCGGGATCGCGTCGAAGCCGTCGAGCGCGGTCTCTCCTGCGCGGCCCTTGCCGATCTCCAATGCCGCGACGCCAGCAAGCTCGTACTGGTCGGCGGCTCTGCGGATTTCCGCGTCGCGGGACGCCCCGGATCGGCCAAGGCGGCGGTCGTTAAGCTCCAGCATGACTTCCCGGTTGAAGGCCCGGATGCCCTGCTGGTTGATGCCAACGCCGCTGTTCTGCCAAGTCGCGTTCTGGCGCTTAGCCCACTCAAGCTGCTCCCGGAGTACCTTAGTCCCGAGGTGCGTCTGCATCCGGTTGTGGTAGTTCTCCATGAAGGTAGCGGCGGTGCCCCTGCCCCGACCAAGACCGTTCGCGCTCTCGAACACGTTCCCCGCCATGAAGTTCAGCACGGCGGACTTGCTCTGGTAGAGCCTGCGGAAGTTGTTCGTGGTGAGGTTCAGCGCGCCGAACGTGGCCACCTTACTCCACCACTCCTCATCGGCGTCTGCCTTGCGGTCAGCCCAGCCGGTGTCGTGTCGCCACGTCTCCGCTGCGGTGATGATCCCTTGCTCGGTCGGGGTAACCCCGGCAGTGGGTGTCGCGGTGTTGCCGATGCCCGGCGTCACCTGCTGTGCCCCCACGGTGCTCTGCTTGTCGTTATCCCCGATCCGTTCCCCGACCACGCCGTCCTTCAAGGCGAACTCGCCATCCGGCATGTAGATACTGATGTCGTCGGCCTGCATGTTGCTCACATCCGGGTGCTCCCGGAAGGCCACGTCGTCCCGCGCGATCCGGTCGTAGAACTCCTTCTGCGCGGCCTGCACCGAGGCCCGCACGTCGCCCTTGACGATAGTACCGATCCCGCCCCCGAGGAGCGCGGATTGCAGCGCCATGTTCGCCACGTCCTGCCAGCCGGTCGTCTCCCGGAGGTAGGCGTCCGCAGCACCCACGACGACGCCTGCTTGCAGTCCCGCGTTCACGCCCTGCGCGATCCCGGAGACCCGCATGGCAGCACCCGGCCCGAGCCGAACAGCCCGCGAGGCGCGGAGGGCTGTTCGGGCGATCTTGACCGAGCCGTAGGCCCCGCCCGACATGAAGCTCAGGGGGAGGTCCACGTCAAACAGCGAGCCCGCCAAGCTGGCAAGCTGGCCGTCGTCCTGTGCGGCCATGCGCCGACCGCGCTCAAGCTCCTGGGTTACACGGGCCTTGGCGCGGAGAGCGGCGTCGTAGCTGTCGTTCTCCATGATATCGTCGTGGTACTCAAAGGGTATGCCCGTGGTGAGTTCCTCGTACTTCGCGTCTTTGTCGTAGTCGCGTTTCCCGGCGCGATAGCCCGTGAGGGAAAGTACTGCCGCCGCTGCCTTGGTGAACGGGTGTTGCCGCAGAGCGTCATCCGGGTTGTCTGCGAACCACTCGTCGGCAAGTGGTGCCGCCTCGTCGGTAATGACCTGCACAGCCGCGCCTGCTGCGGTACTCTGGAGGCCGTCCACAAGGTCGTCCGTCCAGGGCTGCTGTGCCTCGGCGCGCGCGATCTCTGCTGCGCGAGCGGTGCCGGGGACAGCCCACTGCTCCTCGGCCTGCTTGCGTTTCTGCTCGTCAGTGAGCCAAGTGTCGGCCATGCGCCTCTCCTGAAATGAAGTGGCCCCCACCTAACTGGCGGGGGCCGATGTCTTACTGTCCGGGGATGCCGCCGAAGCCGCCTAGGCTCGGAAGCACTTGTCCCCCCGGCTTCTTGGTGAACTCCCCCTTGCGCTTTGCCATGTAGAGCTTGCCGATCTCTTGCGTCGGAAGCACGATCTCGTCGGAGTAGTTCCCATCCGGCATGAGTACCTGAATGGCAATCTGGTCCTTGCCGCTTGGGAAGGCTCGGAAGGGACGCACCTCGCCGCGCCGACTGTCGCGTGCCTCTCGGTACGACATGGCAGGAGCGAAGTCTACGAAGGGGATTGCGTCGATGCTGCTCTGCATCCACTGCGGGAGGTTCTCCGCGAAGGTCGTGCCGCTCACGAATGGATATTGCTCCTGCACTTCCGGGCTGCGCAGCCAGTGCATGACTGCGGAGTTCACGTCGCTGTCGTGCCGGAACTCCACTGCGCGGTTCCCGAAGAACAGCTTACCGATGTCCCCGTCCGCCTGGAGGATCACGGGGTCGCCCCCGATGATCGCAGTGCGGCGCTCGACGTTTTCTGCGGCGCGGGCCACGAGGTCGGCGTCCTTGTGGTGCGGAGTTTGCCGCTTCAAGCGAGAAAGCTCCGTAGCAATCTCGTCGCGTACGCGTCCCTTGTTTTCCTCTGCCCACATCCGGTCGGTTGCAACATAGCCCCGATCGTCCGTCTGGTCGTAGAGGGCGTCATCCTGCCAGATGGCGTGGAGCCAGTTGATGTCCTGCGAGTTCAGGTAGTCCTCCGTAGCAGCGTCGATACCTGCCTGCACATCAGGACGCGTCATGAACTCGTCCACCTTACCGGCAAACGGGTTGTCGGGGCTCTCCAGCCCCACGTCCCTGACGGCATCCGCGATAAGGGCAGGGTCTCCCCCGGTGCGCGCCAAGATAGCCTCGGCAGTGCCGCGCTCCGCGCCCGTGAGCATCGTATCGGCTGCGCGCGGGTTCAGGGCTTTGAGTTCCCCGTACTGCGTCACCACATCGACGATACGCGGGCTGGGGTTCCCGTCCTTGTCCACGAGGCTTTGCCGCATGGTCGCGTTCGCGTAGCGGCTGACCTTCGGGTCCACCACCCCCATCTGGGCGTAGTTGACGTTCATGTCCCGCCCCATGAGGGTGTTCGCCGCGTCCTCCGACATGGCCCCCTTGGCGACGGCCTCGTTGTAGGGCTTGGCGGTGTTCTCTTGGATCATCTTGAAGGCGCGGTCTTGCAGGGCCTTGGGGAGGTCGCCGACTGCACCGGCTGCGATAGCCGCCTCGATCTCGACGTTCTCCTCGCGATAGATACGGCCCCTCTCCATGGCGGCTCTGGTCTTGACCACCATTTCCTCGGCGGCGGCACCGTCCTTGCGGTCGATAAGCCGGATACCTGCATCGTCAAAGATCGACTTCCGGGCATCGACGTACGCGGCGTTCGCGGCTGCGATCTGCTCATTCGTCGATGCCGGGTTGTTCAGCACTTCCTCCCACGCAAGGCGTGGTACAGACAAGGATGCCTCCGCTGCCTCGACCTGGAGCCTGTACGTCTCGTCGCCGCTTTTCTTCGCGGCGTCCAAGCTGTAGTCCTCGGCCTTCTTGATGGTGGCGACTTCGTGCTTCACATCAGCCTCGGTCAGGGCGCGTCCGTACTGTGAGTACAGGTCCCTGCGCTCAGACTGCCACTGGCTGCGACCGATCTCCCCACGAATGAACCTGCCGTCCACATCGTAGAGGCCCGGCTCGGTGGCTGCGTAGGCGGCGAGCGCGTTCCGCTCGTATGCCTCGTCCCTAAGAGCCTTCGCGCGGTTGTACCGCTCGTCTGCACCCATGTACTCCTGCATCTCGCCGGAGCCGTGCTTGGAGAGATAGTCGGTGAGGCTGGTACCGAGTTCGTCTGCTGGGTTGTATGCACCACCGCTCTCCACGAACTGCCGCATACCGCCCTTGCCACCAAGATGCCCCACGGCCACGAGGCCGGAGAGGGTCACGGTCACGCCATTGATGGTCGTACCGATTGCCCCGGTGGCCTCTGCTGCCTCAATGAGGTCCACGAAGTGCCGCTGAGCGATCTTCTTCTGATCTGCCGCGCTCATCGCGGTGTACTCAGAGACCGTCAGGTTCGGGATACCCATCATGTGGGTGACTTCATCCAGCCGGGCCTGACCCATCTGGACCAACCCGCCGAAGCTCCGCCCGTCCTGATTGGTCCGGTGCGCGGAAGCATTGCCCCCGCTCTCGGTCCCGATCAGGCTGTCCATGATGATGTTCGCCTGCGCGGCCCGGTCGCCCCGGAGCCCGGCCTCCTCGATCAGAAGGCCCCGCGTCTGCCGACCTACGTTCTGGCCGTGCTCAGCATCCGCGTAGATAGCCCCGGCGTCCGCCTTGTCCATCTTGATACCGTGGTCGGCCCAGAGGATGCTCAACTCCTCGACGGCCTCATCCGGGGTAAGCTCCCCCATCTCCACGCTTTTCATGAGGGCCTGTTCACCATTGAACAGGTCTGCGTTGTACTCGGTCTTGCGCCGGGTCATGAACCGTTCTTGTGCGGCCTTGATCTTGTTCTGCTCGTCGGTCGTGAGGTTGTCCCCGAGGAGGCCCTCCTTCACGAGCGCTGCGTAAGCCAGCGGGTTATCGTTGTCGAACGCCCGGACCACCCCGCTTACCGTAGCGGCCTGCCTACGATTGTCGCTGAGGCCCGCCGTGGGACTGTCCTCGCCGCCCTGCGCGAACAGCACGAGAGCATCCGTGGCGGTGGGGTCGCGGCTGATAACGTCGATTCCGCGCTCCAGCGCGTCGAAGTTCTCCTGCTCCTTCCATCGCAGATGCGCCGTGGTGTGGTCCACCACAAGCGTAGGCATCTGCCCGGCCATCTGCTCTCGGATGAGCCGAGCGGTATCGGGGTCCACCCCTTGCAGGGCACCCTCCAGCCGCGAGACGTACTGATCCCGGTAGCCGTCCGGGTCAAGCTGGTAGTCGCCCTGGGCGATCTGCTCGCGCTGCGCGGCGAGGAAACTCGACGATACCGTCTGGGCATCAACCAAGCGGTAGCCGTCGAGCGCCCACTTGTTGCCCGCCATGCCGATGTCCTCAAGGGCTTGACCCTGGGTGTAGGCCATCTGCCCGGCGAGAATGTCCTTCTCTTGCTGGATGTTCACAGCCTCGGCGATCTTGGCCCCGCCCCACTCGGCCAAGCCCTGCGCAACGCGCTGCTGCTGGCTGAGGTCCGGTGCCCGGATCGGGGGCGGTGCCGAGAGCCCCGGCCCTTGCAGGGTGATCGGCTCCATCCCAGCATGACCGGCGAGGCGGTCTTGGGGTGCCTCGCGGCGGGTTTGACCAGTGGCCATGTGCGTCTCCAGTTGAGTGGGGTGGGAAGTGGTCCCGCTACTACTTGCGGAACCACTCTGCCATCTTGTCGGCGGTCCTTTGACCATCGGGCTGGTGGCTGTCGTAGATGTCGATCATGCTGGCCCCGAGACCGAGGAGGGCACTGGCCGCACTCGGCTTTCCGATGGGGGAGATGTCCTTGCCCATGACCTTGGCGAACTCGATGTTCCGCCGGGTCTGGGTGTTGGCCCGCGCCTGCTGGAACTTCTGGTGCCGAAGGGCCTGCTTGGCTTGGAGGCGGCTCCGCATGAGGCCGCGCATGACCCCGGTGACGGAGCCGCCCGCAGCACCGGCAGCGGCAGCGGAAACCTCCGCCTCCGCCCGGTCCTGCATGGCAGTAATCTCCAGCGCAACCCCGGCCCGGACCAATGCGTCCCGGCTGTCGATCTCGTTCTGCGTCTGCACGTTCAACTGCATGGCCGCAGAGATCGCCGACATTTTCTCTTGGTAGTCGCGGGAAATCCGCTCCATCTTCGACTGATGGGAAGCCGCACTGAACGTGCTGAAAGCACCCACCGCCTTCATGCCCATCTGCATGTACATCAGGCTCATTCCCGGCCTCCCTTGAAAGCTTGCCCGGTCCACGCGATGTCCAAGATCGTCGTGGGCCGAACGTCATCAGAAAAGATGGTCAACTCGGACCAGTCGGAACGCTCGCCCCACGGGACGTGCAGGATGCCCGACCGCACGCCGTTCCTAAGCGGGTCGGCTGCGTCGTCATCGGTGTTGAACCAGTCCACAACGTACTCGATGGGATCGGTGCGGTAGCGGCTGTCCATGACGGCCTTGAGGTAGCCGGTGTCCCGGTACTCGACCATGAAGCCATTCACCACGAGATGTACCCGAGGCAGGGGCCGACCGTCCCGACCACGGGCCACGGGCATAGTTGGGGCGAACCACCGCGAATACGGCAGGCCGCAGATGACCGCTGCCCCGGCGGGGGCCGCGTCCGCGTACAGCGTGTACGTCACGTTCCCCGAGGCGTCCGGTGCGGATACCGCAGAGGCCGAGGCCGGCGCACCTGGGTTGGGGCAATCCTCGCCCTGCACGAAGCGTGCCCCGATGTACGGTAAAACCACGGTGTTGTCCGCCGCGACCGTCTTGGTCTCTTGGAGGTCGAGGCAGATGTGGTACTGAGCGAGGTCATCCACTGGAATGTCCAAGTCGAGTGCCGTGAAGATGTAGGTGGACGTGCCGCCTACGCTGCCCGCCTTTTCCATCACGACAACAAGCTCACTGCCAGAGAAGTAGAAGTGGCGAACCGGCAGGGGCATCTGCCACTTGCTCCAAGCGGACTGGATTTTCTCCGTCTGTGCCCAGAGGTACTTGTAGCACCAGATCGTCGTGGTGTGCTGCGGACTGGTCGTCTTGAACACCGCCATGTTGAAGTTCGTGCTGCACCGGGCGTGATCGACGAGCCCCTCAATGTAGCGGTCTGCTGCTTCGGTCAGGGTATCGGCCCCGTTCGTTGCAACCGCGTCATTCGTGAAGAACTCCTTGATCCCGGAGAAGCGCCCGGACTTGAACGGGAACAGAACCGTGCGGCCAGTAGCCACCGGCTTTGCCCCGCCCTGCATCTCGAACGCGGTGGTCAGCACCATCGCGGCGTTCGCGGAGGTGATCTTGTCCTCGCCAGTGATGATGTACTGCCCCCTGCCGGGATCAGCCATCAGCACAAGGTCGCGGTCGAACGGGACAATCCAGTCGAGCCGCACGTCCGCCCCGTCCGTGGCCTCGGTCGATGTGATGTTCACCGGATCGGTGACTAGCTCCGTAAGGGCAGTCTCCTTGAAGAAGTCGAGCGGGCGGCGGGTGCGGCTCATGCTGCAAGAGCCTCCCCCTACTACCACCAGCCGGGACTGGAAGCCCCCGAGGTCGCGGATCGGCGATCCTACGAAGTCGGGGAACGGGTTAGTCTCTGCGTCGCCAACCCTGCGGGGGAGCCAGCCGCCCCGCTGGAGCGAGAACGTGGACGGGCCTGTCCTGACAAGGGCGTGTGGCATAGTCGTCAGGTCGAATGCGGCGACCTCCGCGACGTTGTACCACTCCTCCCACGTACCTGGGGAACCGAAGCCTGCGCCTACGGTCGTGGTGGTCGCAGAGGCGAACCGGAGGTAGTAGTCGTCCTGTCCGCCACCGTCGTCGCCAGTGATCCGCACGAGCATCCCGTGCGGGGCGGTTTCGGCGAGGTCGGCGGTTTCCTTTGTGGCGGTGGTGAAGCAGCGGATAGTGACGCCCTCGCCCTCGTCGTCAACCTTGAGGGAGAAGTTCGCGGCGCTTTCCTTGATGTATAGCGTACCCTCCGAGCGGGTCAGGGTAGTGGTGACCTTCTTGCTGCCATGCGCGTTAAGTGAAACGCGAAGCTGCTCGATGATGTATGGCGCGGCAGTCTTGTCGGCATCCCCGGCGTTGGTGCCGGTGGGGGTCTTGTAGGTGCCCACCGCAACCGCGCCGTCTGCATACAGGATTGTCGCGGTGTACGTCCTGGAAAACATCCCGCCGACGCACAAGGCAATTCCGGCACGGTCTACTACCTCGCCCGCTACGGGTGCTGCCGCCTTGGCCACGAGCACATCGCGGTTCGTGAGGAACACCTCGTCATCGCCGCTGTCGTTGAATACGTACGCGCGCATGTCAGCGCCGATGTAGGCGAGTGCTGCGGCGTCCTGTGGGGTGACGGTCTGCTCGACGCCCGCCCCGGTCCACATCTGTAGTACGCCGGGCTTGTAGCCGAGTACGTACTCCTCACCGCCGATCTGTACGTCAAGAAAGGCCAGCCCGGTGTGCGGGCTGTTAAGCACGGTGCCCCGGAGGTGGAGCGCCGGGCGGGCGGTAAGGCCCTGCACAACGTCGCTGATGTAGTTCACCTGCGCGGTGAGGGTGCCCTCTGCGCGGTTGCGGAAGGGCTGCTGGCTCACACCTTGAAGGAGCGAGCCGAGGGAACCTTCAATCGACATGGTATCTCCTATTCGTCAGACAGGGGGAGGCGGCGGTGTGCGTTTCCTCTCCCCGTCTGCATGGCACTCGTACCGGAGAAGAAGTTCACGTCTGCGTTCTTGAGGTGCTCGGCCTTGAAGCCGATCCACGCGCTGTCCCGCTCTGCGCGGTAGTTGCTGAGCTTTGGCTCGTTGCCATCCTCGTCGAGGTAGAACTCGAACACGGCGCGGGCCTTGATGTAGGCCACGGCCTGCGGAGGCATCTCCTCGATCTCAAGGAGTTCCACGTAGTTGATCCGAACGGGCTTCCCGATGGTGTACGACGCCATGTCGGGGTCGAACAGCCGGGTGCCCCTGCGCACGAGCTTGCTGCCCCGATCTACGGGGTCAACGTGTAGTGCAGTGCTGGGCAGGATAAGTTCGCCGTCCAGCGTGGGCTGTAGGGTACGCACCGACTTGTTGAACCACCACCCCGTGCTCTGCACCTCTCGGCTGACGGTGGCGAGCTTTGCGCTCGCCTTGATGTAGAAGGGGTGGCGGGTGTCGTTGGTGGCCAGAGGAGCGGTTCCCGTGGACGCCACCATAGCATTGATGACTTCGAGTTTGGTAAGCATGGAGTGCTCCTTTGTCACTGGAGAGGCACAACTCGTGTGCCTGTCAAGGGACAACAAAAAACCCCCCGAGTGGTGTGAACCACCCGGAGGGCACAGGAGAGAGAAGGATCAGACGTTCGCGGTGATCGTCGCGGCGCTCGACTGGAACACCGAGCCGCAGAGGTCCGGGCGACGGTTCGACACGCCGAAGGCGAGGAAGCTGTCGATGAACCACTGCTTCTCCTCTTTCGAGAAGAACACGTCGGAGGTCAGTGGGATCGTCTCGCCCGAAAGCAGCGACTTCGGGTGCAGGACCGTGGCAACGACCTTCGCCTCGTCGGCAGACACGTCGTAGGCGTTGTTGTTGTCCGCGTTCGACAGGAGGTGCCCAGAGATCGCCGCCTTCGGCATCCGCGCCGTGGAGATCACGGGGCAGCCCTTGATGCCCTTGAACTTGCCGTCAGCGAAGTCGCCTGCGCTGGAGAAGTCGCCGTTCACGAGCTTGTCGTTCGACAGGAGGATGTCGTAGTACGTCGGGCGCACGAACACTGCGCACTCGTTGATGTCGATGTCCTCCTCCTCCATCTGGGTGAGGATCGCCGCGATCTTCGCGTAGAGCTTGTTCGGGTCGAGTTCGTCGTTCGCCGCCGCCATCTTGGCGACCTTGCCAGCGCCAATGGCACCGTTCAGGCCAGCCGGGGCGGGAAGCAGGGACGACTTGACGCCCTGGATCAGGAACGCTTGGTCGAAGAACTTGGCGATCTCCTTGCCGTGGTCCTCGCCGAGTTCCTTGCGGGCGTTGAAGTCCGTCTGGAACTCGTTCAGCATCGAGCGGTTGTCGCGGGCGAGCACGACAGTATCGACGGTCAGCGAGACGCGACCGAACGGGGTCGGCGCTGCATCCGGGCGAACGCCGGGGGTCAGCGACTTCAACGTGGTCCGACCGATCCGGCGGTTGATGAGGGTGTCCGTGCCACGCACGGGGGCGAGCTTGTAGAACCGGCGCATCATGGAGGACTTCGTGATCTGTCCGTCCACAACGCCGCCGTACTGCTCGATCATCTCCACGCGGGACTGATCGGACAGGTGAAGGCTGTCGGTGGGAAGCATGTGCTACTCCTTAGAGGTTTTTCGCCCGGCCTGCGGCGCGAGCGGCGTTGATTTCGTCGATGACAGCCTGCGAGGCACCCGAGGCATACGCCTTGTCGAGTTCAGCGACGTACTGCGCACGGGTAAGCGCGCGGGTGGATGCAGGTGGGGCGCCGTCGCCCAGAAGCTCAGATGACTTCGCGGGCAGGGTACTGTTCTTGGGATCAGCGTTGTACTTGCTGGCCAAGTCCGCTGCGGCGAAGCGGGACTGCGGGCCACCCGCATCGAGCATGGCCCGGTACTGCGCCAACTCCGCTTCCGGGATGTTCGCCTTGGCCCATCCCGAGACTGCTGCCCAATTCTCCTGTCCGCCAACAGCCTCGTGCACGTCCTTGAGGATCGTAGTCGTGTACGTGGCGTTCCGCCGGATGAAGTTCTCGGTCCCGGCCAGGATCAGTGCCGCCTTTGCCTTGCCGACCTTCTCCACCAAGGCGTCCCGGTCGATCTTGGTCATATCCCCGGCCTTGACGGCATCGAACAGGATAGCCTTGGCGTCGTCCGGGGTCATGCCCGCGTTCTGGAGGAGCGTCAGCACGCTGTCGCCAACCTCGGTCCCGGTGCTGCCCCACAACTCGGTGTTCAGGGGCGCGTCGTCCTTGGCCTTGGCGGCTTCTGCGGCTGCGGCGGCGTCTGCTGCCGCCTTGGCCTCGTCTGCCGCTTTCTGGTCCGCAGCGGCCTTCTCGGTGGCGGCATCCTTCGGGGGCTCGTTCGGCGGCGCGGGCGGCGCAGCATTGCCATTGCCCCCGGTTGCGGGGTCGATGTCTGCCGAGGCAGCGCCTTGCGCGAGCGCCGCCTTGTCGATCACGGGTTCAGTCATTTGCTCTCCTGAATTGCGGCCTTGCCTGCCTCAACCTGCACCGCCCCTTGGGACTGCATGTTGATAAGCTGCTGCTCTTGCTGCATGGCTGCCTGCTGGTTCGCGGCCATCTCGTCCTGACTAAACAGGAACTCCTTCCACTTGACGGAGTGGTTGGTGAAGATGAAGCTGGCGAACTTCAGCGGGTTAATCGCGCCACGGATTTCCTCGGGAACTCCTTCGAGGAGTGCGAGGTCATTAATGGCGCGGCGAAGGTTGTCGAGTTGCCCCTCGCGGGACAGGCTCTCAAGTCCCGTGGTGACGACGACCTCGAACGCAGGAAGCTTGCTGTTCCCGAGTTCGGTATCGAAGTTGATCTGCGATACAGCGTACTCTGCCTCGTACTTCTGCCACTCGATAGCGAGGCGGCTGTAGAGCCCGCCGAACGCGCTTTCGAGTTCCATGGCGATGAAGCGGATTTCCTCGGCGGTCACGCGCTCCGCGTCCCGCACCCCGGCGCTGCTCAGGAGGAACGCCTGCGCGAGTTCGCGTTCGAGGTTCTGGATGATCGCGGCGGTGGCCTGGACCTCCAGCCTACGCTGGCTCTCGGGGGTGCTGATGTCGTCGCGACGGCCTTGGTGGTAGCTGCCACGGGGCGAGGCGTTAAGCTCCGCCACGTCGAGCACAGAGGACGGGTCCACCAGGAACTTGATGTCCGCCATGACGCCGATCATGTCGATCAGCGCCTTCGTGAGCACGTCGATCTGGTGGAACGCAACGGCGTAGTCCTCGACGAGCCCGCGCCCGTAGTGCTCCCCTCGTGCGAGGTTCCACACCAGGGGAAGGATCGGCACGTCCACCGGCTTGTACTTCTTCCCGGCGTCAACGAGGATGCTGTCCACGCCCTGCTTGAAGGCCCAGCGAGTACCGTCCCACTTGAAGTGCGAGTACAGCACGCAGTCGTCGGTCTCCTTGATGCCCGGCCTCACGTTCTTGACGCGCTGCTGGATGTCCGGGGGGATGTTCCCGAACTTCTTGGCGTCCCGGAGTAGCACCTCTTGGGCCTTGCCCGTGATGTCCCTGCGGATGCAGAAGTCCTTTACCCCGTAGACGGCACGAGTGTCATCCGGCAGTCGGCGCAGGATCGCGTTCCCGGAGATGATCTTGTGTTTGACCACATCAATGGCCTGTGGGCGGTAGCTGGCGAGCTTGAGCTTCCGCATGGCCACTTCCTCGACGGCAGCGGTCTCCTCGCGGACGGCCTCGGCGAACTCCGCCTCCTTGCCTGCGCCAAGCTCCTTCTTGAGTTCCTTCCGCATCTCCGGGGTCAGGGCCACTGTGAAGAACGGGCGGTCGTGCGGGAACATCGTGTCCACGACCTTGTTCGCCAGATGGTTCACGAGGCGGGCACCGATGGCCACGTCAGCCTTGTTCTGCTCCGCGTGGGCGGAGTTGTCCTCAGGACAGACTGCCGGGATCGTCCAGCGGGCGTACTCCTCGGTACGCCGCTCAAGGTCGCCCTTCTCGTTCTGCATGACCGTCCAAAGCTGGTCGAGACCGATTTCGGTTGCGTCGGGGTTAGCCCACATCAGAGGCCCCCCACGTTACCTTGGCCCCGCCCCAGCATGTCGCCTATGCGCTTGCTGGCACCGGAGTTCGCCGTACTGGAGCCCTTGGTTGCGCTTCCAGCGTCCCCGGCTGCGGCGCTCTTGACGGCCTTGTCATCCACACCGAGCTTGACCGTGAGGTCTTGCTCACGCGGTCCCTTGAGCTTCGCGGCCTCTGTTGCGCGCGTCTCTTGTCGGGCAGCGTCCTGCCTTGCGGCGTTCTCGGCCTTCTTCTGCTGCTTCGATTGGTACACCGTGGCGGCGACCGTTGCAGCGCCAGCGATAGCGGCAGCGGCCACGACTGAGGAAACGATGGCCATGCGGCCTCCTAGAGTTGGAGGCGGTGGCCGCGCTCCTTGTGCATCTCGAAACCGAGGCGGGAAAGGAGGGCCTCCGCCTCTGGGGGAGATGTGTCGAGGGTACTGGCACGAACTTCGTTCGCACCCTGCTCCTTGGCGTAGCGGATGAGCTTCAACAGGAGCTTGGCTCCCTGCCCATCATCGGAGTACCAGCCGGTCTCCAGCATGATGTCGTACTCCCTAACCGGGTCCGGTACGAGGAGTGCAGAGATGAAGCCTGCCTTGGTGATAAAGATCACCCCGGTCTGCATGTGCAGGCTATACCAAGCTTCGAGCCTAGAGTTGCTCAGTGGTACATCGTAGTAGGCGTGATTGAACTCGTGAACCATCCTCGCTACGAAGTGGAAGTCTTCGTGTGTGGCCTGCCTCATCGGCCCCGCCACTTCTCGAAGAAGCGTACCCGCTCTGCTGTGCGGGTCTCCGGGGGAATATCCCGATTTATCTGCTGACCGATACTTGGCCCATGCAGTGCCACCAAGATTGCTTCCCTAAAGTCGATCTTTGCTTGTTCATACCCTGCATCAAACAGGGTACTGCTGGATGTCATCCGGGATGCTCTGGTCATTGCCAGAAGCTTGTCCACATCCTTCTGCCCGAGGGCTGGTGCCGCCAGGCTCTTGAGTTCTGTCATTGAAGTTCTCCGGGTTGCTGATCTCCTCTAGTAGCTCACTACCTAGACAGGTCTTGAGATCTAGAGGTATATCCAGTCCTCTACCTAGGAACTCCACTGATAGGAGTATCTGTTCTGATACTGTTAGATCAGAGTAGTTCATCTAGGAGTAATCTCCGGGTTATCCTTATCTTCATTAGATGAAGGGATAAGGATTTACCCGAAGAAATAAGGACTTACCAGAACCTCATCGAGGTCTAAGGCTCCAGTAGGGGGGAGTTCAGGCAGGGTTATACCGTGCCGGGCCTCATGCTGATCCTTGAAGGAGAGCAGCAGGTTGTTCTGACCGTGGAGCTTAACGAACTCCTGTCGGATTACCTTGTGCCACACTTCGGTATCACAGGCGTGTACACCGAAGTCATCGTGGATCATGGCGAAGCTGTCGATACCGTGGAGCACACCAGAGTTAACACACATCAGCATATGAGTAGCATCAATGCTGTGCACGAAGTTCGGGCTGCTGCCTTGGCGCTGCTTACGGACATCAAGCTCGTCAGTGTCAGTGGCGATCCTCAGTTGCAGCCTGCCATTGATCTGGGTCTCAATCTGCCGGGTCGTGTACTTCTTCGTGGCCTGCCGCACCGGGAAGCCCAGCGGGGTGTCATACCGGATCGGGTGCCCGGCCTTAGCCAAGATGCTTGCACAGGACTGGAGCCAGTCCATAGCCTGCCGGGCCGCGACCACGACTTCGCTGATCGAGGACCAGAGCTTCGGGCTGAGGTACAGCGCATGGCGGAACCCGGTGCCCTTCTCGAAGTAGCCTGGGGCGGTCTCTGCCTGCCAGCGGAAGATCGTCTCGGTGCAGGCCATGGCGGTCGAACCGTACGGCAGCGTCATGACCGGCACCTTCGGGAGCTTCCGGTTCATGCGCTCCTCGCCCCAGACGTGCTTGAACAGGGCGAGCCAGTTGGCCGCACCGCCGTGCTCCGGGGTGTTCATGGACCGCAGGCCGAGGAGCTTCCGGGTGCAGACATCCCCGACTTGCTGGTAGATGTCCGAAGGCACGTCAGCGGGAACGAGGTTCACCGCAGTGCCGCCCACAGCATCCCGCAGCATCGCCGAGAAGTGCTGGAGCCCGTTGCAGGAGCCGTCTAGCGCCACAGGGAGCCGGGAGCAGAAGTTCTCCGGGTCAGCTACCGCATCGGCGTACTCGAAGCACCACGCGAGGAACTGGTAGGGCTTGTCGGCATCCTTCCAGACATCCTTCGCGGAGATCGGATCGGCCGCAACCCGGAGCCAGTGCTCCCGGTTCTCGTCGATCCACGCCACGCGGTCATCGTAGCTCACCTTGTCCTTGCCGAACTTGTTCGCCCCGTGCACCCGCAGCCAGTACCAGCCGGAGGCCCCTAGGCGCTTCGCCGTGGCGAACTCCAGAAGGCCCTTCGACTGGTCCGTCCCTTGCGGGGACAGGCCGGTGGTGGTGCTGTAGACCCTGCCCCGGAAGTCGCACTGGTAGACGTACCAGAACGTCTCGTGCTGGAGCATGTCCCCGGCGATCCTGACGGTGCGGGCCACGGCGAGGTTCTGCGCGATCCGCTCCTTCTCCATGCTGTGCATCTCGCGGGCAGCGGCCTTCCAGTCCTCGAAGGCAACCCGGCGGGGATCGTCATCGGCGAGGTCCGCGACCTTCACCTCTGCGGCCAGCGGGCTCGGGGGGATGTCGTACGGGTCCGACCGGGGCATCCCGATCTGGAGGTTCTTGTGCCAGACTTCCCGCATCACGGCGTGGACCCGGCGGTTCACCCTCCAGCCAGTGCGCTGCATGGCGTTGATTGCCTTGAGCACCTCCGGCATCTCCGCCTCTGCCACCTCCGGTCGGGTCCGCCAGGTTGCCTTCACCAGCGGGGTCCGGTTGCGGAGCGGGGCAGAGTAGAAGCCCCCGTCAAGCGGGGAAGTCCAGTCTGCTGGTGGGATGATGCACGGCATGAGGTCCGGGCTGCTCACCTCGTTCATCTCGTTGCTGCTCAACACCCACTCGATGCACCCCGGTGTCGGGGAGATGAACGCCTCCTGCCTGCCACCCTTGCGGGGTACGTGCTTAATCTCCACGAGGTCGCACACTTCGAGCAAGAGCGAGATGACCAGCGAGCCAACGCCGAACAGCGTGTCCCGGTCCCAAGCTTCCCACTCCATACCGAGGTCGCGGGACTTCACCGATAGGACGTTCCGCTTGTGGTCGTAGGACTTCGTGCCTTTGGCCTCCCATGAGCGGATGATCTCGTCGTAGTATTCCTTGTACTCGGTCTGGAACTTGCTGAACCGGATGTCATCCTCCACGCAGCGGCCCACATGGATGGCGACGTTCTGGAGTGTGGCGGGGTTGTAGAGCGTGCTGATGATCGCCTTGAGGCAGAACATGGCCGACTTGTCGGTGTTCAGCGTGTCGAGGAGTTTCGCGTACTTGTTGCGTCGGCGGCCCTCCGGGTGCCTGCCCGCGAGGTACGCTTGGATGTTGTCCGATATTTGCAGGACGTAGCTGCGAAGCAGGGTCGCCCCGGCGCGCGTCTCGTGCGCCCGCTCGCCCTTCACTGCCTTGTCTTGCTGTGCACGGAAGCGGTCAACGCCGTGCTGGATCATCCGCTCCTCCCACGCCAACTGGTCGTGGATCGTTGGTGTCATCCCCATGCCCTCGCCATGCCTTCGGCGATGCCGGGGTACGTGTCCGACCGGGCGAGCCACCTGTCATCCGAGGGGCCGAGATTGTTCTGCCCGCTGTCGGTCTGGTTCGACCAGCGCTCCAGAAAGTCCGGGCCGGTGTTACCGTTCTCGCGGTCAGACTTGCCCATAGCCCGGTGCCGGGGAACCAATCTGCCTGGCACCCGTCGAGCTGGGTCGAGCTGGAGCATCGGTAGCCCCGCCAGCCAGAGGCCGGTGAGCTTGCTCGCGTCGTCCCCGAACTCGTAGGGCTGGACGCACTGGTCCGCCGGGCGGATCGCGGTGGAAACGAAGGACCGCGCCGGGTTCTCAATGGCCTTCGGGTACGGCAGCGCGAGGAGGCGGCGGAAGTTCTCCAGCGCCTCGTCGCGGGCCTCCCGGCGTGCCGCCCCCACGAGCGTACCCGGCTTGACCTTCTGGTGGTACGGCCCGTCCCCGAACGCCCATGCCGCCGCGACGGTCAGGTACGTACACATCGGGTGCAGGATCGCCATGTCCCACTTGTCGGGGAGGACTTCCCAGACATCGCAGGTGAGGTGCTTGGGGTGGTCCGCTTCGCGTAGGTCACAGGTCCATACGTCATGGCCCCGTGCCTCGAATGCGGCACGAGTGTGCGGGCACCTTGAGTACCCGATCAGGATTTTCATGCTGTCTCCGGGGAGTTAGGTGGCTGCGGCCTTAGCGGCAGCACGGCGGGAGCGGGCCTTGGCGTTAGTGGCCAGCCGCTTCTCCTCAGCCGTCTTGTGTGTGTGGTGGTAGATACCGCCGTGTTGCGGTGTCATGTGGCGCTGGTGGTACGCGATGAAGTTCTCCAGCCACGCCAGCGGCGTAAGCTCCGCCTTGGCCCTGCGGACAAGGTTGAACACCTTGCCCTCAATGCCGTTGCAGTTGATGCAGAGCACGTCGCGGATGAAGCCCGTCTGGTGGTCGTGATCCAGTGCCGGGGCTTTCTTGCTGCGGGCAGTCAGGGAACCGTGGCATAGCGGGCAACGGTATCCCTGCTGCTTGAGGAGAGCTTCTCGGACCTGCACCGCCTGCGATGCCTTGATCCTGGGGTGGCTCATTCCTTCACTGTGGTCTTTTCATAGGCCCGGTAGCGCATCCCGCACTTCGGGCAGCACAGGTCCACTCCGGTGGGGTAGAGCCTGTGCTCGCAGATGTTACATTTGAAGGCCATCAGACGTTCGGCGCGTTGCAGGAGGACCTGATTTCATCTGCTAGGGCACCCACGATCTGCCCGGCAGCAAATGCCTCCAAGGCACTTAACGTGCGCTCAACGCGGCGGATGTCGGCTTGGAGGTCCGCAGTCTGCGCGGTCGTGGCGTTGTCGATACGGGCGAAGATGCAGAGAAGCCCTAGCAGCACCGCGATCTTGAACCACGGGAAGCCGGGGACGGGGACCGCGATCTCCCGGAGTTCGTCGTTGGTGACACTCATTGGGTCACTCCTTTCTTTCGGTTGCACGAAACACTCGCCGCACGGCGAACGCCCGGATGTTGCTCACGACGAACATCACGAGGGTTGCTGTGCCTGCGGTGGCTGCTGTGGTGGGGACGCCGATCAGCGGGAACACAAACAAGGCAACGAGATAGGCCAAGAAGAAGCCCCCCACCGTGTTCGTCAGCGTCTCGGCGATGTCTCTCCGGTAGCTCATTGGGTCACCCCCTTGAGCCACTCGATGACATCATTCGGGTTCTTGTTCCGTCGCATCCACAGGAGGAGCATGTCCCCCAGAAGCGCCTGTGTGGGCGTGACCGGCTCATCGGTCGCCCAATGCTTGTACTCGTAGCCGACCTCGGTGTGCGCCTCGGTGTATAGTTTCCGCACAAAGTGGAAGCAGTCTCGGTCGTTGTACACGTCCTTGAGTAGCGCGTAGGTCAAGACCGGTCCGCAGGCCTTGCCCCTCTGCGTGGGCTTCCCGGCGGCGTACTTCGAGGGCACCAGCGGGACACCCCGGATGTTGTCGGCGGTGTCCCCCATCAGGCACTGCGCCCAGAAGAACTTCGTGCCCCACCCCCGGAGCTTCTTGCTGGAGCCGCTCTCGTCGATCCAGACGGAGCCGAAGCGGTCCCCCACACAGAAGATTTTCCCGGTGTCGAAGTCGTAGTGCAGGCCGGGGACCATGCGGAGGTCTTTGTCCATCGACACGATGACGGAGAGGTTCGACTGTCCCCACGCGCCGTCCGGGCTCATGGCGGCGTAGTTCGCCTGTGTCATGCCGTCATCCGCTTCCTGATCGAGGTGGACTACCCCGTTCAACTCCTCGCCGATGAAGGCCCGCATCAGATCTAGGTGCTCCGGGGATGCCTTGTTGTTCCGGTTCCCTTGGTACTCCCGCTGCACCGCCTGCTGATACCTGCCACCTTTGGTCGATCCGGGTGGAGTGATGTGCATCCGGTATTCCGATGCCCCCACCAGCCGCATGAAGTGCTCGGCCTTCCGGCGGGCAATCTCTTGCATGTCCTTGAAGGTGCGGCGGGGCTTGATCCCGTCTAGCTCGTCCTTCGTCTCGGCAGACGCCTGATACGCGATGAAGTCCGCGTCGATGTGCGCGATCCGCCCCGGCACACGCTCGGGGTAGACCGCCGCCTCGACCTGGGCGCTGAGGTCATCAGCACCCAAGCCGAAGGCGGACAATCCGTCCTGCATCAGAGCCCCAGCGCGGCCAGGGGGTCGCCAGCCTCGTCAGCCGGGGCAGCGGGGGCCTTCTCGACCTTTGCGGCGGGGGTAGTGGCCGATTTCTCGACCGGGGCCTTGGCGGGGCTCTTTTCGGCCTTCCCGGCGGTCGGGGCTTCCGGCTCCAGCGAGAGCGCGCCGAGTCCCCCGATCAGGGCTTGCAGCGCCGAGCCCTCGAAGTTCGTGGCGTTCTGCACGATGTCCTCTTGCAGCCAGTTCCGGCTGACCGTGGTGACGTTCCCCTTCGCGTCCTTCACTTCGCGGGTGCCGTCGATGAACAGGCTGTCCCACTGTGCCTTGCTGGGCTTGTCCCAGAGGAGGAGCCGGGGGTTCTGCGTGACTTCCGGGACCGGCAGAGGCACGAGAGTGTCGGCGTCCAGCGGGTCGGTCTGGTACATCGGGGCACCGATCATCCAGTTCCCGTCAGCATCCCTGAGGTTCGCGTAGGTGACTTCCTTGCCGTCTGCCCCGGTGTTCTTGTTGTGGACGACGGTGACGAGGAAGGCCTCGCCGAGCATGGCGCTCATGTGCTTCACGCTGTCGCGTCCGTAGCGCATCTTGCCGAGGAGCTTGAAGAACGCGGCGTTCTCCGAGAGCTTCTTGGCGACCTTCACGGTGATGATGTTCGTCACGCGCTTCTTGACGCCATCGACCTCGACCTCGCGGATGTGCTTCTTGCCGTTCAACTCGAAGTACAGCCGGACCTCCTCCGCGTCGGGCTTCTCCTTGCCCTGCCACGGCTTCTGCTTCCGCTTGCCGACCTCGACGTAGCCGATGAAGCGTGCGGGGGTAGGGCCTGCCGGGGGAACCTCGTGCTCAAAGGCAGCGCCCTTGGCCTCGGTCTGATCTTCAAGCTGCTCGGCAGCCTCGTTCGCCTCAGCGAGGAGTGCATTCAGTGTCATGTTGTGTTCCTTGTGGTGTTTACGCGGCGGGCGCGTAGTGTTTCAGGTCGAGCATGTTCGGCCCCACTTCCGCCTCGACGGGGAAGGGCACGGGGCACTCGATGTTGAAGTGCTTCTTGAGCATGGCGGGCACGGCTTCCATGATTCGCTTCATGCCTGGAATGACGGTGTGGACCACATCCGGGTGCATATCGACCCACACGCAGTCGTGGACGGTGTTCACCAGGAGCGCCTTGCCCCCGAAGTTCCCCGTCTTGGTGAACCAGCGCCAGAGATACCCGAGGACGATCTGAACGATCTCCCCGCCGGTCCCCTGCACCGGGTAGTTCTTGAGTTCCGGGGGCGAGAAGCTCTCGGTGATCCCCTGCTGTCGCATGAACGCCGGGGCGTCCCACGAGCGCCACGAGTAGATCGTCCCGGTCGGGGCCTGCCAGTTCCCCCGGCGGAACACCCTGTAGCCCCGCTCCGGGTCGCGGAACGGCTCCGCCGTGGCGTTCACTTCCTTCTCCACCTTCGCGTTGAACCGGCCCACGCCGGGGTACATCCGGTCCTCTGCTTCGATGAGTTCCTTCACGGTCTCGATGTCCAGCCCGGTGGCATCGGCGATAGCCGCTGCCCCTGCCCCGTAGGCGCGCTGGAAGCTAAACTCCTTCACTCCGGTGCGGCGTTTCTTCCACAGCGGGTACTCCGCGTATGCCTCGTCCTTGCACCAGACGATAGCTTCCTCGTAGGTGCAGCCGTACTTCGCGGCCACGCGCTTGCAGTGGAAGTCGATCCTGTCCTGCAAGTCGCTGACGAGGTTCACGTCGCCGCTCAGGAGACCCTGCACGACGACCTCAAGCTGGCTGTAGTCCAGTTCCCCCACCACGCCGTCCGGGAACCGGCTGGTCATCATCGCCTTCACGTCCGACTTGTCCCCACGCGGGATGTTCTGGAAGTTCGGGTCACTCGACGAGAGCCGAGTGGTGACAGTGCTGGTGTGGTTCAGCTTGTGGTGGACGATGTGGTTATTGCGGTCCACGCAGGTGAGCATCCCCGAGAGGTTGCCCTTGCCGTCATCCCGGACGTAGTACGTGCCGATCTCCTTGTTCAGCGCACCGAACTTCCCCATCGCTTTCAGGAACGGGATGTCCCGCTTGGAGATGCGGTCGATCACGTCAGAGCCAGTGCCGTACACGGCGTTGCCGCGCCCGTCGGTGAGCTTCGTTTTCCACTCGGGGTCGGGCTTGGTGTAGCCGGGCAGCGTGTAGAAGAAGTCCTGGTACTTGACCTTCAACTCCCCCGGCACGGTCACGTTCTTGAACTTGCCCTGCCCGATTTGTTTGCCAGACTGGAAGATGTCCTGTCGAACACCCCCGCTTGGGCCGCTGTGCCAAAGCAGGTTGCCGGCGTCATCCGGGGTGCATTCCGCCGGATCGCGCGGCACCCCGTCGAACAGCGGCCACTTCGCCGTGGCCTTGAGCCGGGCGAGTTCCCCGGTGGCCCCGTCTAGGTACGTGTCCTGCTTCTCGTAGCGGATGGTGCCGCCGAAGATCAGGGCGCTGAGGTGTACCCCGCTGCCCCAGTTAAAGCCGACCTCCTCCGGGATGTCCGCGATGTACTGCTGGAGTTCAGCCCGGACCTCCGCCAACTCCGCCGTTCGCTTGGCTAGGTCAGCCTTGGCGCGGACCACGTCGATCTTGATGCCGTTGAACTCCATCTCCGCCGTGGCGCAGAGACCGTCCATGCGGAGCTTCATGCCCTCGGTGAGGCCCACGGCCTCCGCCTCGGCGATCTGCCCGAGATACACCAACTCGGTGTTCCCGATGTCGCCGCTGTTCCGGCCCTCGGCCTCGGTGCCGATGAGGTAGTCCTCCAAGAGTTCCGGGTCGATCTCGGAGGTCATCACCCCCGCCGCCCATAGCTCCTTGATGCCGTCGATCTTCTTGCGCCCGCCGTAGCTCTCGACGATGGCGTCGAGTGCGACCATCTGGTACTTCTGCTGCTGCCCCCGGAGGAGGTATTCCGCGTACTGCGTGCAGTGGATACGTCCGCCACGCTGGAAAAAAGCTTGGAGCGTGTCGTTGGAGAACACTCGCTCGTAAAGTAGCTCGAACTTCGCGTTGTGAGCCACTAGTACATCCACATCATCTGGGATATGGATTTCCCTGACTGTCTCACGCGAAGGAAAGTGTTCCATACTCGCACGGCTATCTCCTTGGAACTTCCAGCCCCGCATGACGATCCAGTTCCTGTCGTCGAACGGGTTCGCCTTGCGCTTGTAGGTGCTGTGGGTCTGTGTCTCCAGGTCGAGGATCATGTAGCGTGACATGTTGCGTTCCTTGGTTAGAGGCCCAAGACCTCTACAAGCTCCCTGCGGAAGCCCTCAGCTTCTCCGCAGTTCGGGACGACATGCGTGTACGCCCCGTGCCGAAGCGCACGCTCGCTCAGGTGGCCAGTGGCTCCGGGTGCGCCCGGCCATGTCGGCCTGATCTTGACGACGTGGCCCCCGAGCTTCCTGATCTCCAGCGCCTCGTTGAGAAACCGGCAGTCATCCACGACCACGCTGCACCCTGCGGCGAGGTGCTCCAGGATCGGCTGCATGGCGAGGTTCACCCAGAGGTCCGGGGCGATCAGGTCGCGGCCCCACTCGGTCCCGAGCGTGACCATGATGTGCCTCGGGGTCCTGCCCCCGAAGAGTTCCAGCGGGGTTTCCTTGAGGTCGCCCTCGCTGTAGCGCAGGAGTTCCTCATCGGGCACACCGGCGTAAGTCAGGAGGGTGTGCATCATGGCCTTGAGGGGACCGGCGAACTTCATTCGGGTGAACCCGAACTCCTCCACGAGGATACTCGCGGCATAGGACTTCCCCGAGCCCGCAGGCCCGTGAAGAGCGATCAGTCGTTGCATGTCTGTGATCCTGTTAGCGTACCTTGCGCGGCACGCGGGGGATGTGTGGCCTGCCCCAGACTATCCGAGGCAAGCTGGCGAGGTAGGCTGCCATGGCGGCTTTGCGCTGTGCCCTCGCGGCGAAGATGGCGGCCAGCATCCTCACTGGTCCCGCCAAGCCCGGCCCTCCCTGATGGTCAGGATGGCCCGCTTTGCGTTCGAGTACGTCACGATCAACGAGTGGCTCCAAGACGAGAGCCCGCGATTGTAGCCCATGTCGAGCTTCCCGTAGACGCCTGCGGTGTACACCCCCTCTGTGATCCCGGCGCTGTGCGTGTGCGCGGTGTTAGCCTTGCCCACCGTGCGGAGGTTCTTCGGGTTCCCCCGTGCCCCGTTCGGCCCGAGGTGCCCGTGCAGCCCGCACTCGATCTCATCCAGAAGGACATAACTGTCGTCCTCCTGCACGAACGTCGATTTGAACAGGAAGTGCGGTTGCAGGTGCGCTCGAAGTGCCGTGGTGAATGGCCTTGCCTTGATGCCGCGCTCCCGATTGATGTAGCAGTCGGCGTTCATCTCGTGCCAGAACCGGGCGTTCACCGGGTCGTACATCGCAGCACTGTTGCGGAGCCAGTGCTCAATCGCTTGGTCGTGGTTGCTGACCACGATGACGTGCTTCGACCACGGCCTGAACGCGACGGTGTTCAGGAACTCGCCGACCTCCTTGAACTCCTGCTGCACGTTGTCGGTGCCCTTGAGGTGCATCTCGTGCAGGAAGTGCGGGTCTTTGATGTTGTGGTGGTTCCTCGCGGTGAAGTCGATGGTGTCGTGGAAGAACTGGACCTCCGGGCGAAGCTGGTCCACAACCCCATCAGCACCGAACACGGTTTCCAGCACAGCGAAGTCCACCTTCGCCCAATGGATGTCCCCGTGGGTGATCGCGGCGACCGGCTCGGTGTTAAGCTGCCGGGGGCCTGCCTGATGCCAGTACGTATCGAGGTCATAGAACCCGCCAGAAGCATCGGCGTTCAACTGTCGTGCCCACCAGTTGCCCCGGTCATCCACCTCGACCACCAGCGCCCCAAAGACGTGATGGAAGTCGGCGACCTGTCCTGTGGACTTCTGGATGTAGTTCCGCGCCGTGACGGTCCCGGTGGTGTACAGGAACTTCGCCCGGTCGTTCTTCATGGTCGGGACGCTCTCCATCGCCATCTTGACGTGCGGGATGATCCCGGAGGCGCGGCGGGTGTAGCCCTTGAAGCTCGACAGGGGGCTGATCCGGGTCGGGAGCACGTTCAACTCCCCGCACCACACGAGGTCGTCTGTGATCTCCAGCGGGCTGTCCGAGACGTACGGCGCGATCCGGGGATCATACCAGATGTCGTCGGTGTCGCTCGCCTGCTTGGTGCCAGGCTTGACGCCCTTGCTGCCCCACTCCGCCTTGTTGTAAGTGAACCGGCTGATGTGCAGGCTCGCGTCTCGTGCAGCGCAGTACACCTCCAGAGCCGCGAAGAACGGCTCGTTCAGGTACGTGTTGCTCTGGGCGCAGGTGAACACAAAGGTGTGCCCCTCTGCGCGCTCCCGGCGCATGTCCGGGGCTTCCAGCGTCCCGCCGATGACGGGCTGGGGTTCCGCAGCGGGCTCCTCTGCTGCGTCGGCCTGTTGTGCCCACTTCTGGCACAGCCCAATCATCCGGGCGCGGAACCGCTTGGGGTGATCCTTGGCGGCAGGTAGATCAGAATAGCGGTCCGCTAGGTAGTTCAGGGCGGGCTGGCCAATGGGCATAGCCGCCCAAGCGTCTAGCACCGCGTACACTTCGGCGTCAGTCAGTCGCGCCATCTTCGGCTCCTGTATCTTCTGCGGTGAAGGGTATGTCCTCGTACCTGGCGCGCTGCGGGTCGTACTTCACCGTAGCTCGCGGGTCTGGGGCAGCGCCCTCTCTCCTGAGTTTGTTCTTGGGCATTCCGATGTACCGGACTGCCGCGAGGCCGGGGTCATTGCTCGCCCCGATCATAAGCTGGAAGTCGCAGGCACCTTGCTTGCCCGTCTTGCTGTCCTTGAGCATCCCGAGCGTGGGGAATTGCAGCCCGTCGCCCTCGTTGCTGATCTGGGAGGTGGCCAGTCCGGCGTGGCCGTACTTCACGGCAAGCTCCCGTGCCCACTGATACATCCGCTCCAGCCCGAGGTCCGTGCGGGCCGCGTCACCGAAGCCGCGCACGTTGTCGATCATGTCGTAAACGACGATGCCCGGCTGGTTCCGCTCCACGATAGCCTCCACCGTGAAGCAGTCGGCGTTGTGGATGTCGATCACGCGGACGCGGTCGATTGCACCCATGACCTCCTCGTACAGGCCCTTGAGCCGACCGGCGGTGTTCCAGAGGATCAACTCGCTGACCTTCGCCCCGAGGGCTGCTTGGTACAGCCGGGGGATGATCCGCTTGCCCGGCCCCTCGTTGTTCAGCCACACGGCGGGCTGTCCCGGTGGAAGCTGGGCGGCGAGGTTCGTAAGCTCGCTGGCGATGAACGTGGTCTTGCCCTTGTCCGGGCGACCGGCGATGATGCCGAAGTCACCGGGCCGGAGGCCGCGCACGCTGTCGTTGAGGCACTGCAAGCGCCACCGGAGCCCGGCGTCACTGACCTCCTCCGCGAGAAGGTCGCCGATGTCGTCCCGGATGAAGTCGATGTCCCGGATACCCGCATCGGCCTTGAACTCGTCGAGGGCCTGGCTGAGCACGCCTTGGATGTTCGGAAGATCGCCCGCGTCGAACTTAGCGAGGATCGTGGCAAGCTGCGTCCCAAGCCGAAGCTCCAGCATGGACCGCATGATCGTGTTCTTCTCGTCCTCGCCGACATCTACTGTGAGGGCATTCTTGATGATGCCCTCGTAGGCCGCGCGCTGCTCCGCCGAGAGGGACGGATGCCGGGCACGGAACACCGGGATGAAGGTAGCGTGGTCGATGCTTTGATGCTCGGGTAGCTCCGAGAAGTAGTGCTGGAAGTCGTCAAGGAGCGCGACAGTCTGCGCGTCAAGGGCCGTTGCTGGCACCCTGCCGCGCATCTTGTAGAACTCGCTGCGGTACTTGACGATCCGCAGGAGGTTCAGGTCGATCATCAGGCAGCCAGTGCTGCCCGCATGGCACGCTCATGGCGCGGCTGGGGCTCCTCCGGGGCCGTGTTCGGGTAGAAGAACTCAAGGATGGCGCGGCGCTGCTCGTTCTGGATGTGCCGGATGACCTCGTTCAGGTCCGCAGCGTTCTCCGCCGCCACGAAGGTCTGGCCGCGAACGTGGTTGAGGTCTGCGGTGCAGTACACGATGAAGCCGTTCATGGCGGCTTCCACGCGGAGCCCGGCGTGTTCGCGAGGCTTGGCATCAAGGGCAGGGAGTTTCATGTCTCAGGTTCCTGTGTGTTGCGCGAGGAGCCGCCGCAAATCTGCTCGGTGGAGCCGCTTCGGGTCGTCGCTTGTTCGGATACGGGTTAGCTTCACGGGGTGCAGCGCCATACGTGCCCGGAGCTTGCTCCAGGCGGCATCGCCAGCTTTGTCCCCGTCGAACCAGCCGATCACATGCCGGGTGCCCTCGGCGATCTCCGCCGCCTGCACTGCCGTGATCGAGGTTCCCAGCACGGCTAGGGCGTTCGCCCCGGCCCGCCAGACTGCAATAGCGGAGAGGATGTCCTCGACTACCACGGTGGCCGTGTCGGCTCTGTTGGGCAGTCGATAGATGGTGTCAGCCGGACCTCCAAGCATCCGGTACTTCGGACGCTCACCAAAGACTGCCCTGCCCAAGAGGCCCTGCAATCTTCCGCGCTGGTGAATAGGGATGAGCACGCGGCGCGTATCTTCGTGCCACCGCATACCGTAGTCGTTGCTTGCCTCCTCAGGGGTCAGGCCCCCACGAAGCGCCCATACCCGCGCCTCAGGTGGCCCCTCGCTTAGGGGCACCGCCGTGTCTGGCATGGTGATCTGGGTTCTGGCGGCGAGTTGATCCTCGGCCTGCCGGGTCTTGAGTATCTCGCCGATACTCCGGGGACCGTGCGGATGGAACTCGTCGGTGCCGCACCGGAAGCAGTGCAGGCTCACGCCACCGTGCCCGTTAGAGATAAGCGCGCTCCGGTCAAACGAGCAGTGTACGGCCCTTCGTTTCGATCCTACGGGCAGTTGCCGCGCCTGTTCCTTCCACGTCATCGCTGTCATCTGCGCCTGCCTCGAACACTTGGACGACCGAGAACGCACTCCGGTAGCATCCGACGCTGTTCCCTGAGATCGCCTGCGATGCTGCCATGCTCGCTACGATACACGGTGGCTGCTTGGCACGGGTGTTCAGCGGGTAAAGCACAATGGCCGTGCCGTGGATTTCCGCCGTGAGGGCATACTTGCTGCACAGGTCCGTTGCGAGGTGCTCCAGCGCGCGGTGCGCCGGGGCGTGACCGGACCGGATCGAGTGCATGGCGCTGTCGATCCTGGAGATGAACCCGCTGGAGCGGAGCGCGATGTCCATGAGGCGGTCAACTGTGGGGGTCATAGTGGCACCTCTGCGTTCTGGAGGAAGAACGGGGGCAGTCGTCGGTCGGTGTAGTACAGGAGCACCTTCCAGCCGAGCACTGCGCCGCGTTCTTCGTGGGGACGAACAGTCGCCTTGCGGATGTGATCGCGCTCAACGCAGACTTTCGCTGCTGAATTCGCCGCGCGTTCGTTGATGAAGATCGCGGGGGGTCGGGTCGGCCATGACTAGGCCCTGCCCCAGATGGCGGCGGCGAGTTCATCCGTCATGGCGCGGACCATGCGGCCCTTGGTCATGTGGGTGTACTCGATGCAGTCGCGGGTGTAGCCGGGGAGGCCTTCGACGTAGGCCGTGATGGCGATCCGACCGAAGGGTTCGCTCTTGGCGATGCGGGTGCGCTGCTTGGCTGCGAGGGCACGGCGGATGCGGCGGGGAAGCCCCGCTTCGTTATGGTTCAGCATGATGTGGTTCCTGTGGGTGTCAGCCGGGGAAATAAAAAGGCCCGCCCCGCTAGGGACGAGCCTTCACGACTGCGGGGGGGCTTTGCCCTCTCCCGCTATGTCGGGTAGATCAGATGCCGAGGCCCGCGAGCGGGTCGCTGGCAACGGTCGGGTCAGCGGTGACGACTTCCTCAGCCTTCGCCTTGCCCTTGGCGGAAGCCGCCGTGGCCTGCGCGCCAAGGGTGTTGCCCGCCTCCGGGGTGGCCTGCACCGCGCCGATACCGTAGGTCTGCCGCGAGGGCTTCGACACGAGGCCGAGTTCGACCGCCTTGTTCAGGTAGCCCCGAACGGTCTGCTGCGTCGGCACGTCGATGCCCATACGGATCGAGGCGGCGATGATCTGGTTGATGTCGAGCTCGACAAAGCCCGCCTCTGCGCCCTTGCGGACGACCTCGGCATAGACCTTCGCGTGGTCCGCGCCCTCGGTCGCCAGCTTCTTGGCGAGGTCCTCCGGGAGGTCCGAGAGGTCAGCGAAGTCGAACGGGTTCTTGGTGCTCATCATTTCTCTCCTGTGATGTGCAAGTGTGGTGCTAGACTGCATCTTGCAGTACCGCCAGTCCAGCGCAGCGGTTAGCCAAAGCCCGGAAAACGATAGGGAAATCAATGCCCCCGCTCCGCCCGGTTAGCCAACCTAAGTCGCTGATTTCACGCACTTGGTACAGTCCCTCCGGACCTACCAATTCTTCTTTTTTGTGCATGTTTATCAGTAACTTAGGGAATAATTGGGCTAACCTGAAATCCGGGTTAGCCAGTTTCTCTCGGGGCCGGATCACTTCCCGGTGTCCCCGGCGAGGCGATCAAGAGCCCTGTCCGCGAGCCCCGCGCGGGTCACTTTGCTCGTGTACCGCTCGACTTCCGCCAGGGTCTTGTGCCCCGTGATGCTCATGATCTCGTGCGGCGTGGCCCCGGCCTCTGCGAGCCTTCGGGATACTGCCTTCCGCAATCCATGGCTGGAGCACTCCGGTAGCCCGGCCTTGTCGCACCAGGCACGCATGGCGTTCCCGAAGCCGTTCGAGGACCGCTGCTCCCCGTGAACCGTCTGGAGGAACGTGCCGACTTCCGGCGGGATCAGGTCAAGCCGCCGCTGCAACTCCGGGTGGATCGGGATGTCAACCAGCACCCCGGACTGGTTCCGGGTTTTCTGCCTGCGGTACTGCAACCGCCCGTCCTTGATGTTCTCCGGCCCTAGCTGCACCACGTCCACCCGCGCTGCCCCGGTGTAGAGCATCAGGGCCATGGCGAGGTCGGCTGTGGTGCCTACCTCCCACTTATCCTGATACTTCTTGATCTCGGCCTCGGTCCATGTGTGGAAGCCGTCCGGGTTCACGGTGTGGTACTTCTTCGCCTCCCGTGCGGGGTTGAAGTCGATGAGGTGCATGTCGTGCTGGGCGTGGTCGAGGATCGGCCGAAGCGTCTTGAGCAAGTTGTTCGCCGCTGCGGGCGTGTCGGCCTTCTGCGCCATGAGTGCCTTTACGTCCGACAGCGACATCTTCTCCACGAGCTTGTCGCCGTGCTCCTCTCTGAGCTTCTCGGCGATGCTGCGGTGCCCCCTAACCGTAAGGGGGGCGTACCGCTTGAAGTCGGGCGACTGATACCAGCTTTCGATGACGCTGGAGAGGCTACCGTGGGGAGCCTGAGAAACGCCTCCGGTAGCCTCCCCAGCGGAGGACAGGCGGATACCCGCAACGGCTGCGGTGTAGCGCCGGAGGAACTCCGGACTTCCGTAGACCGTGCCGAGGTTCACGACCAGCCCATCCTTCCGGTATCGCCAGCGGAGCTTGCCGTGGCGGTCGCGGTAGTGGCTAACTCCAGGAAATTCCTGGGTTAGTTTAGAGACCCCACCCTTCCGGGCGCTTGCGTTCTTTGGGCGTGGCATTAGCTGTAACTCCGAGGTGGATAACTACGCGGCCATCAGGGTGCATTTCAACGCTGCTCGGTGTCAAGCCCTTCCGCTGGGCAGTCTCGATGGTTTGCTCAATGCGGAGTTGCGTGGCGAGTATGCGGCGTTGGGTCATGTTTGTCTCTTGTGTTTCGGTAGGGGCCAGTGAAAGCCCCGGTATCTCAGTTCAGTCCGCCAAGCGGCGTGTCGTTCCACGACTTCGCATTGGCGATACGCCATGCTGCCAGGGTCTTGATCGGACGCCGTGCCCGCTCCCGGAGGTAGTCGAGGATTTTCCACGGGCGCTTGCACTTGTCGCCCGCCCAGAGCGTGTTAGACACGAGACCGTTCCCGAGTTCATGCTCCATGAGTTCGTACTCTTTCCACTGATCCCACCCGCAGGCCAGTTGCTGATCGAGATACGCGGCGAGCAGCGCCCCAAGCTGGTTGTGATCCCACTCGGAGAGCCTGCCCCAGTCCTGCCAGCGATTGCTGTAGAACGAGCAGAAGCCACTCCGGCTGGTGAACCGTTCCTTCACGATACGGTCGAACGTGTTCCGGTCAGTGGCGACCCAGAGCCGGGCGATTTCATCTCGGCTGATCTTGATGAACAGCCGGTCGGTCGTGAAGTTGTACTCGCGTGGGCTTTCCATCGTGACGAACTCGCCTCCCGTGAGGTACTCCGCGATGAAGTTCTCCGCGTACGCCCTGGCGTACTCCAGATGGAAGTTGCCGTAGTCGGCGGTATCGCAGAAGAGGTCCATGAGGCTCTGCGGGATGTCCTCCCCGACCTCCTCCGCGTACACGTCAGCGATGTACTCGAACTCCCTGTCCGCCTCGCCGTCGTGGATGCTGTGATAGAACCCCGCGAACGGGATAGCGACCTCGTGTGTGTATTCCATGAGTTTCTCAGGCTCCAATGTGGGCGGCTCATCAGTGCGGGTGCCCTTGTCCGCAGACCGGGGTGTCAGCCCGGTTTCGCCTATCCTTGGTTGCTCAGTGGTCGTCCCTCACGGTGCCACTTCTCGATTGCGTGCTGCATGAGGCCGAGGAGCCTCGCTGCGGTGTCCTGCGTTGCCGCCGGGGTGGCCATGACTTGCCCGTTGAACACAAGGATCATGGCCCGAAATCCACATGCGGCATAGCCGGGTCGGTGTACGGGTCGCGCCGGGGTTCCTGCGGCGTCACGTCCCGCCAGAACGTGCGGGACCTGGCCTGCATCGCAGCGTCGAACCCCCGGTCATACGCCCGGAGGAGGGCACGGCCAGTCTGGAGCACCAGCGCCATGACCAGACCGCCGACGATGGCGATCAGGATACCCACGGTGCTGCCATGCAGGGCGAACCCGGCGATCAGCGCGAAGCCCACGTCGATCAGCGTGGCGTGCCGCAGGATCGTGCGCAGCCCGATGATCCGGCCTAGCAGCACCAGCGCCGACGCCACCGCTGCAATGGCCATGAGGAGCACAAGGTCGATGCTCATGGCCGCACCCACGCGGGCACTTCGCCGCCCTGTCCACCTGTGCTGAACCACGCCACGATGAGCACTCCGAGGATAATCATCTGCGTCTTGCTCATCCCAGCATCCTCTGATCGAGCCGCTTCCCTGCGGCGGTGAAGGTGTATTCGTTCGCAATGATGCCCTCAGCGAGCACCTCATCCGAGTGCAGGTACTCGTACTCGCACTCCAGGGTGTCGTAGAGCCGCCGGGCCAAGTCCCGCATGGCCTCCAGCACCGCCTCCTCCGCATCCCCCGCAGGCTCCGACCAGCCGTCCATTACCGAGAGGTCACTGACGTACATCGTGCCCTCGTGGCAGTACATCCCCTGCGTCCGTATGGTCGCTGCAAGGAACGTCTCGCACGTCTGCTGGAGTGCATCCAGCCGGTCGGCGATGCCGTGCAGCACCGTGTCCAGTGGTGCGTACTCGCGGATTGCCTCAGGTGCCCCCTCAGCGTATGCCCACCGCCCAGAGAAGCACGCCCCATCGCCCTGGCTCCAGAAGCCGGTGAAGCCGGGCTTCACCTCTGTGATCCCGAGGATCGCACAGATACGGAAGAAGTCGTCGTACACCGCGTCCCACCAGTCGTAGTCGGTGGTGACCTCGCTGAACCACTGCCGGGCACGCTCCTGCGCCTCTACATCAAGCTCGTCGTAGGTGTATACCGTGATGCGGATTTGCTCACTCACAGTTCCGCCTCCTCTGCGTCCAGCATCTCCACAAGGGCACGCTCGATCCGGCCCCGCATCTCCCCGTAGGCGATGATGCAGGCGAGCGTGTAGATGTCCGGGTCAGATGGCGTCCCAGTATCCGCAAGGAACTCCTCTCCGTACTGCGTGTCGCAGTGCGCGCAGAGCATCAGCGCCTTGTGGTTGTAGATCACCCACTCGTGCCAATCCGCCATATCATGCGCCGCGTCCATGATGGCGTTGCGGTAGTCCTCCAGCCGCTCGCCGTCTTGCATGTCATACCGGGTGTTCCCGATGATCTCCGCAGCGATCTCCTCGCACTCCTGCGTGAGGGCGCAGTCATTGATGACAAAGCCGCTCATTTACTGCACTCCTCTGTGCTGATCCACGCCTCTGCGGGAAGGTCCATGCGCTCAAGCGCGTCGTTCGTGCAGGTGATGGCGTCGGTGCCGTCGAGGTAGACCTCTGCGGTATCGCCGTTGTGCCACTCGACGTTGATGACAAAGCTTTTCATGAGTTTCTCAGGCTCCGGTTACGTGCAGGATCGCACTGTGATGCGGCAGGAGTGCCGCATGGCGGTATGATCCTGTGGTGTAAGCGGGACCGCTCCGGGCCGGTCCCCCACCCACTGCCCGCCAGCGCCTCTCTCCGGCTGACGGCTAGGTCGTGCCATGTAGTCTCCCCTTTCTCATGACCCCACACCGGAAGAACAACGGTCAGCCTCTATGAGCATGGCTTCGCCGGGCTGCGGGAGGTACACCTATGCCGCACTACGCCCTCAGCACTCCACAGGGTAGGGAGGTGCCGTTGTTCATCGGGTATGGGTGGGCGGGTGTTCCCCCGCCCCTGCCCCGCGCCGTGCCTTGGGGATCAGGCCCGGACGCTGCCGCTCGCCAGCGCCGCTTCTGCGGCACGCTTGGCGCTCAGGTCGGTCAGCGCCGCCTTCACAGCGGCCAGCATCTCGGCGTCCACGTTGTCACCCTTCGCGCTGTTGACGCGCTGCCCGGCCTGCTTCAAGAGCTTGCTCAGGCTCTCGCCGAAGTTGATCGGCTTGTATGCCGCCTCAGCCTTGAACTCATACCACCGCTTCTGCATGATCGTGTCCATGGGCAAGTCAGCGCCCTTGATCGGTCCTGCCGTGAAGTGTTCCGGCACGTCTTTCGACTTCTCGACGTAGACGAAGCCGAACATCACCTCCACCCACTCCCGGATCGCGTTCAGCCGCAGCCCCTTGGGCATGGCGTCAATCAAGGCGTTAACACGCTTCACAGCAGGCCGGATGTCGCCGGTTTCTTTCCAGCGGAAGGCGATGGCGTAGAGGTGCCGGTGAATGTCCATCTGGACACTCTCTCCCCTCTTGGCGATGCTGGCCGCATCCTTGCTGAAATCGGCATCGCTCACGAGCGTCGTGATATTCAGGGTCTTGCTGGTCATGGTTCTCTCTCAGGTTCCAAGCAGTGCAGGATCGCACATCAGTGAGGCACCGCAGTGCCGCACTAATTCATGATCCCGCTAGAGCCACTTCTGCCCTAGGCTTGCGATACCGCAGCAAGCCACGATTGCACCGATCACAGCCCAGTAGGCTGGCAAGTCTTGCAGCGTATCCATCTCAACGCATCCCCACCTTAGCGATGTTGTCCTGATGCCTGCCCGGAAAGCGCGCCTCAACTGCGGCACTCTCTGCCATACGCTTGGCCTTGTTGCCCTTTGGCTTCACTGCCTTGCCTTGCTCACGGTAAGCCTTCAAGAGGCTGTAGTCGATTGCTTGTGTCTTGCGTTTCACTTGCGTACCTTCCTCTCGCAGTGACGCTGTTGCGTCACGGCTCCCCTACATAAACCGGAAGCACGTTCCGGCTTATGACCGGGGAGCTATCTAGTGGCGTGTCCTGCTAGGCTGTCAGATGACCAGTCAAGGAACATCATTCGCCTGTTACAGGAAGCCCGCTAGTCGCTTCCTTGTCTTTGCCCATCTGGCGCAAGACCTCATCTGGCGCGGCAGGCAAACTTGTGCAGGGACGCTCACACGCCACAACGGTTCTGCTATGCGGGCTAGTGCCCGGTCCGCTATTTAGTCGCCTTTCGGCCACCCTGCGGCTAGGTGTCGCTTCATAGTCAGGGAAATCGGTGTCAGCCGAGATTACCCTTGGTCTTGTGTCCGCTGGTAGTATTTGCACCCTATCGCGGTCCCCTTCCGGGGTAGGGCCTAGACTTGTGGCGCTAGCACCATCCTGTTTCTCGATACAGGCATCACATGGGAATGTGTAGTGCGTTCATCCCATCTTACGCCCTAGTGTCGTCTAGCTAGGTCTAGAACCGTTGTTACCTTGCGGCGGCTGGTCGTTGCCGTCTTTCGATAGCCAAGTTGTGCCATGGCTAACCTAAGCTTGCAAGAACTTTTTTCGGGGTTAGCCCAACTATTTTACAACTAGTTGAAATCTAAGGAAACTTTCCATGCCTAACCTAGGTTATCCTAGAGTGTTCTAGTGCGGGTAGTGTCTTAGAGCATGGGTTATCTCGGGTGCTAGCTAGGGTATCTTCCTAGGTATAATCCGGGATTGGTATCCGGGCTAGGGATCAAGCTGCACGGGTATGGTCCGGGCTACTATCCGGGCTAGGTGCCTAGGTCTTATCTAGGTTCTATCTGGGTATGATCCTCATGGGTGAAACAGATGCAGGTTTCGTGTGTTCATTAGACGAAGGGACAAGCTAGGGTCCGGGTAGGGATGCAGTTCCGGGCCAGGATGAAAGCCAGGATGAGGGCAGGTATCAGCTAAGATCAAAGCAGGTAGCTACCCGGATCAAAGCAGACAGATGCGCCCAGAAGCACGCGAGCTCATGCAAGCCGGGTCGAACCTAGGTCCAATCCAGGTATAATCCGATTTCGGACTACATCACGCCAGAGGCACCTAGCAGCGCGTTCCCGTGTTCAGGCTAGGGCGGCCTAGGAAAGCCAGAGATACCCCTCTAGCGGGCTTCCTACGGCCTCTAGGGCTAACCTTTCGGGCTAACCCCGGGCTATCCCATTGATCCGGGCTACACATGGCAGGCCATACCGGGCTGCAACCGTGCGAAACAGGGGATGCTAGCCGGGTGTACGCCCGTGTGAGCCATAGCCGCGCGCGAGGGGCCTACGGGGGAAACGGCGGCGCTGGATGGGGTAGATACCCCCTCGCAAAAATATGCCGGAAATTTACGTTCACCCTGTTCTCAGACAGGGCAGAGCTCTGGTGGCCCACTCTTGTGTGGACCGCAGGCAGAACACGCATGACTACTCCATCGCCGCACTCTACGAGCGGCTTCATGGGTTACACAACGAGCTTCCGCAGGTGTCAGCCGGGGCGGGGGTGCTCTGGTGCCGATCCCTTTATGGTTGCAGCGGGGAAGTCAAGGGATTACCTCGGGTAAATCGTGCCGGGGGAACTGCATACCCGGTATGCACGCAGTGGTTGTCGAGATTTCGCCATAAATGCGTTGACTTGGGCGAAACAATCAGGTTAGAACACGCAGGTCAGCCGGGACGCTGCCCGATCCGGGCGGTGCATCGGGGGGCCGATCCGGGGAGTTTCTCAGGCTCCGCCCGGATCGGCCTTCGGCTGAGACGGCTCCGCAGCCTCGGCCTGCTTCGGATACCCCCGAGAGGCCCTGAAATAGCCCCGTCTAGGGGCCTTCCCGAGCAGAGGTAGGCTACCCCACCCGGAAGTGGAGTAGCCCCTGTGCGGGCCGCTTTTCGGTCGTCCGGACGCGGGTGCGTCCTGGCTTAAGCCACGGCGACCGAGGGCACAACGACCACGGTTTTGCCGTCGATGTCGTCGATGCCGAGGTAGCCGCCCGCGACCGAGCGCACCCAGACCTTCGAGCCGGAGTTGAAGCCGAAGATGACCTCAACTGCGGCGTTCCGGGGCATCGGGGTGCCCGCCACGGTGGGGGCAGCGGCAGCCTTCACGGCGATCTCGAAGTCCGAGCCCGCAGCACGGAGGATCAAGTGGTTGCCCATGTCAGCGGGGGCGAGGATCGAAGCGAGGTCGGTCCAGGTGTTCGCGACGAGGCGGATACGGCGTTCAGCCATGTTGTTCTCCTTTGGTGGTGTTGCGTTTCAGTCCAGCAAGATGCAGCAGGAAGTCCTCGAAGGTGCCTCTGCCGTACCGCTCTTGCCACATCTCGTAGGCGCTCAGGCCCGGTGCTCCGCGCTCTCCGCGCTCTCCGGGGTCTCCCTTGTCGCCCTTGGGGCCGGGGTTGCCGCGCGCGCCATCTGCGCCTGTGTAGCCACGGGGACCGGGCTCCCCTAGAGCCCCCCTCTCCCCGCGCAGGCCGTCCGTTCCGTCGCGACCGTCTTTGCCGGGCAGGCCGTCCTTGCCCGGCGCTCCGGGAGTACCGCGCTCACCAGCAGGGCCCTGGGGGCCGGGTTCACCGGGAGGTCCCGGCTGACCGTTCTCTCCCGGAAGGCCGCGCTCCCCGGGCATACCGTCGCGACCATCGCGCCCGTCCTTGCCCGGCTCGCCCGGAAGTCCCCGGTAATACTGTGCTGTCATACCTGTGTCCTTGTGTTGCTCTCTGCTCATCGGGCCGCAGTCGGTGTGAACTCCACCTTGATGTAGTCCCAAGAGCAGATGTTCGCGTAGGCGCTAGCACCCACGGTGCGCTTCATCTGGCACCCTGCCCCGGTCGATCTCCCTGCGGCAGTGGGTATGGTGGTGGTGATGGTCGCCACGAGCGTAGCATTCATGTAGAACTCTGCGCGCGTACCTGCTGCGTTCACGATGATGTCGAACTTGTACGTCGTGTTGATCGCAGCGAGTACCCCGGTATCAACCGCAGTCTCGGTGTTGTTCGAGCGGGTGACTGCCTGCCACTTCCCACCGTTGACGGCGTGGTTGTACCGGAAGTACACCCCGTCCGTCGCCTCGGTGCCTGTAGAGGTGACATCATGGAAACCAAAGCGCAGGGAGTAGTCTGCGTTTACCGCGTCGGAGAGGATCAGATGCCGGTAGCGCCCGGTTACCCGCGCGGCTCCAGTACCTAGCCGGATAGCGGTGGTCCCGAGCATCATCGAGAGGCCCCCGGCAGCGTTCGCCCCGAGGTTCATGCGGCCCCAGCCGATACCGGCGTCGTCCAAGTCGGTGGATAGCGCCCATGTGGCACTGGAGGTAACTCCGGCGCTCCAGTTGCTGTCCCCGACTATCTGCATGAAGTCGTTGCATACAGAGAAGGTCACGATGGGATCAACCGTCCCTGCCGGACCCTGCGGCCCGGTTGGGCCTTGTACACCCTGTATACCTTGGATTCCCTGAATGCCCTGCGGACCCTGTGCACCGGCAGCGCCAGCAGCGCCGGGATTACCCTGCGGTCCCTGTGCCCCGGTGAGGGATGCAAGCCATGCCTCTTCGGTGCCAACGAAGCCTGCCGCCACCGCGATCTCGTAGGCCGACAGGCCGTCATCCCCGGGCGGCCCGGCAGGGCCAGTGCCTCCGCCCCCGCCGCCGGTGCTGAATGGATACATCGGCATGGCTACACCACGTAGTAGACGACCGTGGTGGTGTCTACTCCCCTGATCCAGATGTTCTGAACAGTGGCCATGCGCTCCAGCGCCACGCCCGGTGGCAACTTGAAGGCGCTAGCCGTGACCGGGTTATCACCGATGTACAGGTATATCTCAGCACCCTCAGCCCATATGATCCACGGGTCCTGGGCAGCGTCTGCGGGGAGCTTCTGCCACGACAGGGTGGTGGCCATCTGGCCAGTCCTATTACTGATCCGTGCCATAGTTCCTCCTTCGGAAGCATCCCCGGATGTACCGGGCGATCTCCTGCGGGGATGGGATGAGGAGACCCGAGAACAGGCACAGCAGTGCCAGAACATATGGGTCGGTGGTGGTGTTCTTGACGGTTCCCGTCTGGTGGATGACCTGGGCAGCAGGTGCCTCGATCTTCTGGTCCACTACAGTGGCCTGCATGGCCTGCGTGTTGGTCCTGCCTGCTTGGACGTTCGCCGCGACTTTGGGACCACCCCCGGTCAGGAGACCTAGGGGGCTCGCGCCGCACGAGGCCAAGGTGATGCACAGCAGGAGTGCCGCGATCCATCGCTTGAGCCGTCTCATCGGGTGCCCTGCTTGAACACCGCGTCGAGTGCGAAGGCTGCGCCACCGAACGTGAAGATCGGGAGCGTGAGGAACTCCGCGATCTGCTTCGCCTCCGGGGTCGATACACCCCAGACGAACATATACCCGAGGAACACGAACATCACCGCAGCGGTTTCCCGCTTGTAGGTCTTGAGGGCCTTGTCACTCATAGACGTGCTCCAATGCGTACCAGTAGTTCGCTGCGTAGTCCGCGATCATGTCGCCGTTCTTCTTGGCGTCACCGTTGATGATGAGCCGGTCAGTGCGGTCGAACTCCGGGGACTTCATGTTATCCGGCACCTCGTCGAGGCTGTACTTCGTGAACAGCCCCTCCTTCATCCCGATGAACAGGATGTCGAGGGAGTGCTTCCACTTAAGGGCGAGGTCCGGGTGCTGCTCCAGCTTAATGCGGAGGCGCTTGCCGAACTTCACGTAGTTCTCGTGCCAAGTGATCTGCACAAGTCCGCGCCCGTAGTACGACTGCCGGTAAGGCCCGGCGGGGAGCGCGTAGTTCGTGCGGATGATGCCCTTGGCGTGGAGGTTCGCCACAGCGCGCTGCGCAGAGGCGTCGGTCTTGACGAAGCCCTCGCGGAGCGGCTGCATCCGCCGCCCGGTCTCATGATGCACCGTGGCGAGCACGTACGCGAGGTCCGGGCGGCTGAACCCGTCAGCCACGCCGTACTCCACGATCCGGGTCAGCCCGTCCACCTGCGGCTCCGTCAGGCGACCCCCGAACAGGGGCTTGCGGACGACTTGGAAGAAGGATGCCGGTACTGTCATGCAGTCTCCGCCTCGAAGGCCGCGAGCTTCGCTTCCGCGTCTTGGAGTTGCTTCACGAGGCGCTCCACGCTGCGTTTGGCATCAGCCCGCGCAACGTACTTCGCGGCTGCCGCCTGGTTCTCCAGAGCCGCCGCGCGCTGAGCGGCCTCGTTCTGCTGGTCCTCCAGACAGGTAGCGCCGTGCTCGGCGAGGCAGCGCAGGACGCCGATCACGACCTCCAGCTTGTCCGGGTCGCCATGCACGCGGCCCACGGCCTTGGCCCCCTCGACGCGCAGCGCCGTGGTGATGCCGTAGGGGTCGTGCGGCCACTCGATTGCAGTCGGGTTCGTCACCCGCCCGGAAACCTGCCGGTCGAGTGCCTCGACAATGACCGCCGGGGGTGCAGCCGTGGTCTGCACGGGTGCAGTCTCTTTTGCCATTGGGTTGTCCTCAGATCTTTCGCCGCATACGCGAGAGCGCGTTCGGCTGGTTGCTGGTCTTGAAGAAGCTGTTCCAGCCGGGCACGGGTCTACCGTTCCCCAGGGGGTTCTTCATCATGTCGTTATAGCGGGACTGCGCTGCCCTAGCTCGGGCCTTGAACTCGTCCTGTGCGAGGTGCGCCGTCCAGAAGCGTACTGATCCCGCGAGGGCGTCTAGCCGGTCGTCATGGATCAGCGCGCCCTTTTCCCGCGTGATCCGGGATAGCTGGTAGAACACGCTGTACGACGAGCGCTGCTCTATCGGGTACTTCCGGCACTCGTTGATGTCCTTCTCCAACAGGGAGAGGTCCGCAACTAGCCGGTTAGAGCCTATGACGGGCTCTAGTACGTCGATGATGCGAAGCTCCTTCTGCCCGCTCTCCCACACATCTTCTATGTGGCAGGCGTGTTTTCGGAGCAAATTCGGCCTCCAGACAGAGGCAAGTGCCCCGTTCCCGAAGTTCTTCTCCACGTCTATCCGGGAGGGCTTCCACTTCGCGGCCACCTCCGTGAGCATGTCGAGGCTCCCGGCGTCCAAGCCGCCGGGAACACCGCCGATGTCCACCCAGAAAACGCGCCCGGCGAGGAACTTCGTGACCGCGTAGGCCGTCTCGTCCCCGTTCTGGCCACCCCCGGCGGGGTCCACGTACATATGCGTGTCTTGGAAGTTACCGAACTCGGTGCCGAAGCTTGCTGCCCGGTAATAGCTGTCCGCGATTGGCCAATCCATCGGGGTCTGAATGAAGGTCTCGTTCCCCGGCTGGAAGTGGATTTCCAGCGGTGCCGACTTCTGTGCGACGTGCATGAACACGAGCTTGTCCGCCTTGAGCGGGAAGCGGTGCGCGTCCATGAGGCGCGTGTCGAGCATGTGCTGCAACTGGAAGTACGCCCGGCCCTGGTCGATCTCCTTGGCCGTGAGTAGCCCCTCGCCGAGCAATGCCGGGTCGGTGGGCTTCCCCCGGTCGCCCATGGGGCCACCGCCAAGCTGGACCGCAGGAGAACGCGCCAGCATCTCCCGGATGATCGGGGCGAGGTGCGCGCCGTAGTTCTGGAGCTCCTCCCCGGTCGGATATCGTCCCGGCCATATGCGGATATCGAAGCCCCGACTGACGAGCCCGTTGTAGATGCTGTCCACCGACTGCGGGGTGCCGAGGTAGATGATGTCTCCGGTCGAGCAGATTGAGGTGAAGTCGCGGGTGAGGTGCCGGAGGCGCTCGCGCTGGACTTCCGTGGCGCTGTTCTTGGCGCTCTCCACGTCATCCGCGATGAGCACGTCAGCGCGCTTACCCTGCATGTTCGAGGTGATCCCGATGCAAGCGATGCTCGGGGACTTCTCCGGTCCCTTGAGTTCATGGTGCACGTCGAACGCCTTGACCGACACGCGGTCGCCGGCGGACCTATCCGGGCGGAGGCATTCAAGCTCCTCCATCCCCATGATGATCTGGATGATCCAGTTCGCGATCTCGGTCGCCATGTCGGAGCCGGAGGACACGATCAGGACCCGCGTGGTGGGGTCGTGGATCATGCGCCAGACGGCATAGCACGCGGTGATGGTGGTCTTGGCTTGACCGCGCTGCGCCTGGATCATGCGGTACTTAGGCCCATGCTCCAGATAGCGCGCGATGTCGAGTTGCAGCGGGGTGCAGGTGAAGCCGAGCAATCCGGTGATGACATCATAGAGGAACGGGCCGAACTCCTTGTACTCCTCGCGGAGCATGTCGAGTTCTCGCCAGCGTTCACCGGGGGCGAACGGGCGCCCCTCCTCAGCCATGTTGCACCTTCAAGGTGGACAGGTCCACGATGTTCCCGCGCTTTTCGCGGCGTTCTGCGAGCCTACGCTCCTGATCGGAAAGCTCCGTGATCTGCTCGTTGTCGAAGCTGATGCTGTTGTCCTTGAGGAACTTCGTGATCGCCGAGAGCATCGCCGGGTTCGGCATAGCACCATCCGCCAGAAGCTCTCGGAGAACGTCGTCCTCGATCTGGCTGGGGTCCACGGTATCCACCGCGTCCAGCCGGGCCTCATATCGGGAGAGCACCTTCTGGAACACCGCAGTGATCTTCATGTGCAGCGCGCCGAGGGCCTTCTCGTTTGCTGATCCCTTGGCCATTACAGTAGCCCTAGCTTGCGGAAGATGACGGTGATGGTGGTGGGGACGGCAACGCCAAGCCCGGCAGTGAGCACCCCGATCCGGGTGGCAAAGCCCTCCAGTCGGGTAGTCCTCTCCTCCAGCTTTGTCATGCGCCCGGCCTGCTTCTCACTCGCCTCAACCAGTTTCTTGATGTTCGCGTCCATCCCACCAAGCAGGAAGTGCAGCGTCTCTTGGGGGTTGTCCGCCATGTTGACCTCTGAATAGGAAAAAGGCCGGAACTCTTGCGAGCCCGGCCCCGTGTGGCTGCTTGGGTGCCGCCGCTATCTGCGCGAGAGCTTCCCGATGAGCATCTTG